CGCGCAGAAGCAGGTGTTCTTTGTCGCGGTACGCCACGGCAAGAAATACCGCAACCAGGGCAAGAAGGGAAACCTTTCCCAGGACGCGTACTACGCGCACTTCGTGGAGTTTGGCACCGTGAAGATGTCGCCGCAGCCCTTCATGCGGCCGGCCTTCGAGGGCAAGAAGAACGAAGCTGTCGATGCGATCAAGGACAAGCTCGCTGAGCGCATCGAAGCCAATGCGCAGGACCTGAACAAATGATCCAGGAGCAACTGTTCACGGCCCTGTCTGCAGTGGCCGGTGGTCGGGTGTTCCCGAACGTCGCCCCCAACAACGTCGCCAAGCCCTATGTGGTCTATGCCCGGGTGGCCAGCACCCCGGAGAACACCTTGGCTGATGGCGTCCCGGTGGAAAACACCCGCATCCAGATCGATTGTTTGGACACGACCTACGCGGCCGTGATCGCGCTGGCCGAAGCCGTCAAAGCGGCCATGAAGGCTTCCGGCCTCACCAACTTGCTGCTCTTGGAGCAGGACCAGTTCGAACCCGATGCCTTGCTGCACCGGGTGATTCTCGATTTTTCCATTTGGCATTACTGATTCGTAATTTTTGACAGGAGATACGCCATGCCCAGCACCGCCATTTCCGCTCAAGGCACCACCTTCAGCATCGGCACCACCACCGGAACGGCCCAGACCATCACGGCCGTGGCCCTCACCAACCCTTGCCGTATCACGCTCTCGGCCGTCACTGGCCTGAACAAGGGCGACGTACTCACGATCGCCGGTGTGGTCGGCACCACCCAACTCAACGGCAACAGCTACGTCGTGCAGTACATCGAGCCGACCACCAAGATCGTGACGCTGGCCAACGTGGATGCAACGGGCTTCACGGCCTGGACCAGTGGTGGCACTGCCACGCCGGTGCAATGGACCAAGGTGGGCAACGTGCGCAGCTACAACGGCTTCGATGGCGCCGCCTCGGAAATCGACCGCACCAACTTCGACTCCACCGCCAAGGAATTCATCCTAGGCTTGGTGGATCCTGGCCACTTCGGGGTGGAGGTCGATCAGGACAACACGGACGCGGGGCAGATCGCACTGATGACCGCACAGGTCACCGGCCTGATCAAGAGCTTCAAGTTGCTGCTGCCCAACGGCAACTCCGCCACATTCACGGCCTACGTGAAGAAGTTCAGCAGCCAGGGCGCGGTCGATCAGGCCATCCGGCGCTCGGCCGACTTGCGCATCTCGGGCGCTGTGACCTGGGCCTGATCCTCATCCACAAATTAAAAGGAAATATTGACATGACACTGCTGACCAAATCCGCCATCCTGTCCGCTGATGATCTCAAGACCGAAGATGTCGAAGTCCCCGAGTGGGGCGGGACCGTGCGCGTGCGCGCCTTCTCCGGCCGTGAACGCGATGCCTTTGAAGCCAGCCTCGTGCGTGGCGATGGCAAGGACCGCAAGGTGGACCTGACCAACATGCGCGCGCGCCTGGTGGCGCTCACCGTGGTCGATGAGACCGGCCAGAAGCTCTTCACCCATGACGACGTCGATCTGTTGGGGGCCAAGTCCGGGGCCGCACTGGATCGCGTATTCGCGGTGGCGCAAAAGCTCAATGGCCTGTCCGGCGCGGATGTCGAGGAACTCACAAAAAACTCCAGCGGCGCCCCGAGCGCCGACTCTACTTCCGGCTTGCCCTTGCCCTCGGATACGCCCACCCAGACCACCTCCTTGGGTGCCTGAGCAGTCAACAACTGGCCGAGTGGATCGCTTTCGTGAGCCTGGAGGGCTTGCCGGATGTCCGCTCGGACTTTGCCTTCGGGCAAGTCTGCGCCCTGATCGCCAATGTCAACCGGCGCGATGAGACCAAGACCTGGGCGCCAGACGACTTTTTCCCCGCACTGCGCGGGACGCATGGCCAGCGTGACGCTGGCGATTCAAAACCTCCCGATCCCGAGCAGCAGAGCCGATTGATTTCGGCGCTGCTGGGGCGATCCGGCTCCAAGGAATAGCCCATGGCCAATCTCGCAAGCCTCGTGGTCAGCCTCGAGGCCAACATCGCCCGCTTCGAATCCGACCTGTCCAAGGCGGAACAGGTGGCACGCCATGCGATGGACACCATCACCAACGTCTCCGAGACCGCCATGAAAGCAGTCAAAGGGGCTGTAGCGGGTCTGGCTGCGGCCTACACCTTCGATGCCTTCGCCAGCGGCATCAAGGGTGCGATCGAATCAGCCGGCGAACTCGATCACATGGCCAAGAAAACCGGTGCTTCGGTGGAGGCACTCTCGGGCCTGAAGTCCGCTGCCAAGCTCTCAGGCACCAGCCTGGAGGAAGTGGGCGGCGGACTGCAAAAGCTCTCCAAGGCGATGTTCGAGGCGGCCGGTGGCAGCCAGAAGCAGGCGGACCTTTTCAAGACCCTGGGGGTTTCGACCACAGACACCTCGGGGCGCCTGCGCGACTCGGGCGAGGTCATGCTGGATCTGGCCAAGAAGCTCAATGTCATGGAAAGCGGCACTCAAGCGGTGGCCACGGCGCAGATGCTGCTGGGCAAGCGTGGCGCCGAACTCATGCCGTTCCTACAGGACCTGGCTGAAATCGGCGAGTTGAACGCGAAGGTGACCGCGCAGATGGCGGCCGAGGCCGACGCTTACGAGAAGAACCTCATCAAGCTCGAAGGGCGCAAGAAGTCGCTGTACGCCACGATCGCGGCGGGCGTCTTGCCCGCCATGCGTGACTTCACCGATGCCATGGTCGCCGCCGGTAGCGTGACCGACCGTTTGAACCAGACCGCCAAGCAACTGCAGCAGGACAACGTGATCGAGACCTGGGCGCGCAACGGCATGCGGGCAGTGGCCGCGCTCATCGATGTGTTCGACGCGGTGGTCCGCGTGGTGCGCATCGTCGGCAATGCCTTCGCGGCCGTTGCCGCCGACATCGTGTCCGTGGGTGAATTCATGGATGGCATCCTGGGTGAAATTCTGAGCGAGCGCAGCCTGGATCCGGTCAAACGGCGCTTTGGCAAGCTGACCTCGGACCTGACGGCGCACGCCGAGGGGTTCAACGAGGACATGGCCCGGATCTGGAACGCGCCCTTGTTCCTGACCAAGCTGGAGGCGCAGTTCGCTGCGCGTGACGCAGGCCTCAAGAAGCTGACCGAGACTGCCAAGCAGTCGTTCGCCATCCCCGATCAGTCAGGCGGCAAGACCAGTCCGTTCGACAAGTACCTGGACTCGCTCAATGTCGAGGCCGTGCGCGACAAGCTGGGCAAGTACGAGGCCATGATCGAAAAAGGCCGTCTGCTGGCCGAGAAGGAAGGTCGTCTGGGCGAAACGAGCAAGGTGACCGCCATCGTCACGAGCATCCAGAAATCCGACGAGGCCAAGCGGGTCGATGCCTTCACCCGCAGCCTGGAAGAGGCCAACAAGCAGTACGAGTTCCAGAACTCCCTGATTGGCATGAACGCCCGCGAGCAGGAAATCGCCACAGCCACGCGAAAAAACTTCGTCGCGGTGGAGCAGCAGATCTGGGACGCAGAAAAGAACGGCGCCAAGCTCTCGGCCGAGGCCCAGCAGAACCTGCGTGATGCGGCCGTGCAGGCCAGCGCCCGCATGGTGCAGGCGATCAATGCCCGCTGGGAAGCCGAACACGCCTGGGACACGGGTGTGACCAAGGCGATCAACAACTACATCGACAACGTCACGAACGCTGCGGCCCAGTCGGAGAAGCTCTTCACCAACGCATTCAAAAACATGGAGGACGCGCTGGTGAATTTCGTTCGCACGGGCAAGCTCGACTTCAAGAGTCTGGCCGATTCGATCATCTCGGACCTGATTCGCATCCAGATCCAGAACAGCATCATGAAACCCCTGGCCCAGGCCACGAGCGGACTGTCGTTTTCTGGGTTGTTCTCGGGCGCGGGCAGCTTCTTCTCGAACCTGTTTCGCGCCAGTGGTGGACCAGTCACGTCTGGTCAGCCCTATGTGGTGGGGGAGCAAGGACCCGAGTGGTTCGTGCCCAACGGGGCTGGGAGCATCTTGCCCAACGGAACCCAGCCAGCAACGGGCTCTGCCGGGTCGTCAGCGCAAGGACCGATCAACATCAATTTCTCGGTCAACGCGATGGATTCGCGCAGCTTCCAGACCGCCATGGTGCAAAACAAGGCGGTGGTGGTCGGGATCGTGAACCAGGCGCTCAACATGCGCGGCCGGTATGGGATCACGGGGTAAGGCGTCATGAGCGGATCATTTCCTCAGACCCCATCCCCGAGCGCTATCAAGATCCA